TACACTTGATGTTAATAATGCTGATGACGTTAATGCTGCTGATGTTGTTTCTACTACTGTTGATGTTGGAGTTGATGTTGTAGAGGTTGATGTAGTAGAGGTTTCGGTTGGCGTTGAGGTTGAGGTTGGCGTTGAGGTTGAGGTTGAGGTTGGCGTTGAGGTTGATGTTTCAGTTGGTGTTGATGTTGAAGTTTCGGTTGGGATTGTTGTTGAGGTTTCAGTTGGAGTTGATGTTGAAGTTTCGGTTGGGGGTGTTGTTGAGGTTTCGGTTGGGGGTGTTGTTGATGTTTCTGTTGGCGGTGTTGTTGATGTTTCTGTTGGCGGTGTTGTTGATGTTGGTGGTGTTGTTGAGATTCGTTCAACCATATATACATGATTAATCATATCACCTCCAAATGGTAAACAAGTTGAATTAGTGGGTCTTCCATACATATTATATGTATAATAAGAAAAAGCATTATTTGTACCAAAAAATAATGCCCAATTAGCTTGATAACCGATTATATCAAATCCATACTGTATAGCTGTAGATAAAGCCCATTCATTATATCTTTGCAAATCATCATATGTTAAATTTCCTACTTGATTAGGTTGCATTACTAGATTTGCAGGAACTGTTATACTCATTGTTGTTCCTAACCTACCAGGTGTATCTATTATTTGAGGAGTACTTATTCTTAAATCTAACCATCTAGGTGAAATAGCTCTGGCCACATTGTCATTCCAACATTGTTTATCTACTAATTCATATTGAAGTGAGGTTGGAGCAGCGGTATTTGATTGAAAGAAAGCTTCTTTTAAATTATATATATTATTAAGCATATATATTATCATATAAAATAAATATAATATATTAAATTATATTAAAAATATTAACCAAATACATTTTCTGTACAATATTCTAAATATAAAAATCCATCATCACTTTTATAATTATCATATATATTAGTAATTGATTGTGCACCTGATAACATTATCTCATTGTTTTCTTTATCAGTTGTCATTATATAAATAGCAGTATGTTCATTAATTTTAATATTTTTTTTTAATAATTGAATAACAGTAGAAATTGTCATATCATGTGATACTAATAATTTGCTTTTATCTATACGTGGTAAATATTTATCTTTTTTACTTTTTTCTAAAATAACAGGATATTTATCTTGATATTTTAATAATAATGATGCTGAACGTTTTTTTCTATCCTCGAAAGACATTGTGTCTTTATATTTATTATTATTCTGAGGAATACTCATTATAATAATTTATATTTTATTTATATTTTAAAAATTTTCCAATTTCACTCACAGATGAAATAAAATATTTTGGAACAACATCGTCCATATTATCCATAATATTATTTCTTTTACACATTTTAATTTGTTCACATGTATCATCGAATATTTGTTCATCCATGCCCATATAATTTGATGAATCAATTACATTAATTGTATCTACCTTTGCATTTATACCTTCTAATATGCTAGATGTTGATTCACCTACTTTAATACATTTATTGGTTGGAACATTTAATTTATTAGACATTTTATATAACATAAAAGGTTCTGGTTTACCTAATAATACATCGTCATTACAAACAACTGCATCATAAATTAGACCATTTCTTTTAAATGATTTATCAATAACACTAAAAGTATTTTTATTATAAGATGTTGTTATACCAATTTTATAACCATTATTTCTTAATAAATGTGTTGTTTTAATTGCTCCATTAATTGGTTCATTGAATTCAGGAGATGTATTTAAAATAATAAGTTCATTTAAATAATCAGTATAAATTTCTTGAAATTTATTTTCACATTTATTAAAATTGCATAATGATTTAATATAATGTTCTTGATTCTTATTTATATTCTCTCTAATTCTTTTTTCAGAAACATAAATATTATGATTTCTAAAAGTTCTAGCTACAGCTAAAACTGGTGCATGCATACCAAAATCAACTAATACACCTGATAAATCAAAAATTACTGCAGAATATTTATTAAGAGATCTTTTATTAAATCGACGTGTCCATTGAGAAGCCATTAAATATAATAAATTTAAACTTTTATATAATTAACATTTGGGTTTTGCAATTAATTATTTTCTATAATATTATTAGATGGTATTCGTATCTTTAGTTAATATATCATTAGATATAACCGCTAATATTACTTGGTGGATAATGAAAAACTCTATATATGGAACTTATTATATTGTAACTTATTTTATGCCTCCTATACCTACTAAAGAAGAAATTGAATTATTAGAATTACGAAACGAAATAAGTTCTTTAAATAAAAAATTACATTTAATAAATTCAATTAATAATAATGCTCATATTATAACTAGAGAACAATTATTGAATGATGTAGAAACAGAATTTGAAATGATAGATGAATTTTAATTAGAATTAAAAATTGATTTGGAGATAGAAAAATTGATAGGGCGTAAGAAAAAATAACAAAGTTATTTTTCTGACATTTCCTATTAACAGTTATAAAAAATATAATCCTATAGGATTATATTTTTTATAAAAATTGATAAAACGTTTTAATAATTAATTATCATTACTTATAATGAATAAAATATATACTTTTTGGAAGTCTAATCCACATATATGGTTTAATTCAACCTCTGATAATGATAAATATATTAGTAATGAGTTCTTTCGTTATTATACTAATTCTGTAATAAATGATTATATTAATTTTGACGAGCTTTATAAAGAAGATTGGACATCTTATTGTATTTTAAATGATCAATTTATTAAGCATTTTAATAGATATTATAATATTAATCTGAGTCCACCTGCTAATTTTATTAATAATTGTTATGTTAATTATAAATTATTTAAACATCATTTAACAGATTTTGAATTTATGTTTTGTTTGATGCCTATAAGACATACTCATCAATTAATTCATGTTAATTTTGTATTAAATGAAACCTGGGAAAGATTATCAAAGGATAAAAATAATCAATTTATTAGAAGATTATTAGTTGCAACTTATGAAAGATATATTAAATGCACGAAAGAAAACAATCTTATATATTATATTGATAATAAATTAATATTTAATCATCCTGAAATTTTAGATGAATCTTCTCCATATATTACTAATAATCATACAGATTATAATGATCGTCTATTTAATATTAAAGAATTTATTGAAAATAATAATTTAACTAATGAACATATTATTATTAGCATTAGTGGTGGTGTTGATAGTATGGTTTGTTCATATTTATTAAAACAATTAACATATACATTTGAAAATTTAAAAATTAGTTGTGTTCATATTGATTATAATAATAGACCTGAATGTAAATATGAAGAGGAATTATTAATTTGGTGGTGTAATACAGTATTAAATATACCTCTTTATATTAGACGTATTGACGAAATCAATCGACCTAAATGTATGGAATATGAATTAAGAGATTTATATGAAAGTTATACAAAAGATATTAGATTTACTAGTTATATTAATTTTAATAATTCATTTGTTGTATTAGGTCATAATAAAGATGATACAATTGAAAATATTTTTACAAATGCTGCTAGTTGTAGTCATTATGACAATTTATTAGGTATGACAAGTATTAGTAATCAAACTTATAAACAAAAAAATATTTGTTTCTTACGTCCATTACTTAATATTCCTAAAAGTGAAATTTATAAATATGCTATTGATAATAATATTCCATTTTTATTAAATAGCACTCCTAAATGGTCTCAGCGTGGTAAAATTAGAGATATAGTTAAACCAGCTTTAAATGAATGGAATCCTTTAATTTTTGATGGATTAATTAATTTGTCTAAAAAAATGTCTCAAATGACTTTATTGATTGATAAACTGATTCCTAAAGATATTAATAATATGAATTTTTCTGATATAAATGATGTCCCATTAGATACTATTTATTGGTCAACTATTTTGAGAAAAAATAATATTTATACAACTAAAAAAACATTAGTTAATCTAATTAATAGACTTGAACATTATAAATCATTTCCTCATAAATTAAAAGATACTCAAAAAATTCAATTATGTAAAGATAAAACTTTAATATTAAAACAACAAAAAGACAAATTAATTATTATATTATAATGATATCGTATCTAAAAAAAATGTTAACTAATGTTATAAATTATTTTATAATTCCTAATGATGATAATATATATAGTGATTATTATGATATTAATTTCAATGAATATATGGTTTAGTTTCCAACAAACAAACGACGTGCGAGAGGTTCTCCGTTTGATAATGTGCGTGATTCATTATCAATTTTAAGAAAATCGACTTTATTTATATACAAGATGGTTTCACCAGATACACTGTCAATAATCTTTTTTAATACATTTATTTTATCAAGATTGATAATATCATTATTATAATATGAAATCAAATTATTCGGATGCATTATTTTCATATTATTAAATTGAATATAACGCATATTATTTGTCCGAGTCATCGTTAGATTAATATTAAAATTATCCTTTGTCTTATATGTTGCAGACCTGCATGGTGAGTTTTGAATACGCCAGTAATCTCCAATAAAAGTAGCAGCAATTGGCGTATTTGCTAGATAAAAAATATCCAGATTATTAATTTCAAAATTATTATTAATCGAACATTTGTCGCATAGATAATTAATAGCAACACCTCCAGCAATAACAAATTTGATATTATGAGTATTGAAAAAATTAGTTAGGTTATTTATGATTTCAGTAAGATTAGACATAATAATTAATAATAATACTAATAGGGGTTATTTATTTCAATTTTTATCAACTAAATAGCCTAGGCTATTTAGTTGATAACTATTAGGTGAGGAGCAGCGACGAGCTCAATTTTTATTAGGTGAGGAGCAAAGCGATGAGCTCAACTTTTTATTAGGTGAGGAGCAGTTACGAGCTTAACTTTCTAATAATTAAATATTTGATTTAATTATTAGAAAAATTGATATTAATTGTATATATCATAATTATATTATCTATAATGTTAAATACAGTAAATGATGATAATATATCATTAAAATCATTAGATAATTCTTATTGTTCTGTATGTCTATCATCTTTAATTAATGATATTTCTAAATTATCATGTAATCATTCATTTCATGAGAAATGTATTAATGAATGGTTAAAAGAAAAAAACACATGTCCATTATGTCGTTCTTCTATTATTAGACCAAATCTAGATGTATTACCAATTATTAATAATATAAGAAGGCATAATAATAATCAGAGGTATAATTATAAAAAATTTTTAACTCTAATACTCACAATTTTAATATTATTTAATTTTTGTTCAAATTTTTATTTGGATTATCATATTTCTAAATCTAATAATCATACAAGTGATTTATTAATAAAAAATATAACTTTAGTAACTATAAAACCAGATAATGAGCGCAGTGTTGCTAGCTTGTTTATTCTAGATATGTTTTATGTAATGATATATTATTATGCTTCTTCATATATAATAGTATGTAAATCAAATTTCTGCAGTGTAGCAACAATATCTATTTCATGTATTATAAATATTGGAATGCATCAAATGTATATCGTAGATGTATTCAATAGATTTGAGAATGATATATATGAATTTAGTGAAAAATTTAAATATAATTTCATAGTAAGTGTAATTTTATATGGTTCTTCTTTATTTTTAAAAACAGTTCTATTAATAATACATGTAAAAATAAATAATTGATTTTTTTATTCATTATAAACAAACCATTATACTATTAATAATGTATAGCTATGACAAAATAACAAGCCGAATTCATATTGATTGGATGCCATTTTTTGAGTCTAATAAAACTGAATTAATAAACATATTAGTTAAACTAAATGAATTATCAAAAACAGAAACAATATATCCTAAACAAAAAGATATATTCAGAGCATTTTATTATCATTCTCCAAATGATATTAAATTAACAATCATTGCTCAAGACCCATATATTAATGAAGAAAATGATAAACCACAAGCTATGGGATTATGTTTCTCAGTCCCTCGTGTTCATAAAAAGATTCCACCATCTCTTCAAAATATTAGAAAAGAAATTAAAAATTGTTATCCTGATTATGTTATTCCATCTCATGGTTTATTAAAGAAATGGGCTAGAACAGAAAAGATATTATTATTAAATTCATCATTAACAGTATGTAAAGGTAAAAGTAATTCTCATGCTAAACTATGGACTAATTTTACTGATAAATTAATTAAATGGTTCTCAGATATATCTATTAATTCTAATTCTGTATTTTTATTAATGGGCAATTATGCTATTGCAAAAACTGAATTAATTGATGAATCGAAAAATAAAATCTTTTCAACACTTCATCCATCACCATTAAGTGCTCATTATGGTTTCTTTGGATGTGGTGTTTTTAAGTATATTAATGATTATTTAGAAGAGAAGAATGTAGAAATAATTAATTGGTAATATTCACATAGATTAACAGTTATTTTAAATAAAGTATATTTAATAATAAATATGGAAAAAATTGATAGGGCGATATGAAAAACTTTGTTTTTCACATCTCTCCCTATTAACTTTCTAAAATATATAGCTTCTCTATATATTTTAGAAAAATTGATAATATTTTCCATTATCCTATGTTTAATAAAATATTGTATGAATTACACTCATAAGAAAAGCTATGCTGGTTCTATTAATACTAATAATTTCTATTATAAAAACGCTATTATTGCTCATTATCAAATGTCTTTCCTTTTTAATATTCTGCCAGTTGAACTTATTGAACATATTCTTTCATATATATGTTCATCGCTTGTAGTATTTGTTGCAAACAACACACTCTATTACATTAACCCACACGACAATGCTATTATTAAGACAATTGATAATGTGTCTCTATCATCTGATTCGACCATATATTATAATATCATTTATAGTATTTCTGAAGATGGTCTGACTCTATACAGTATTATTAATGGTTTCATAACGTCTAATATTCGTATTGAATATATATGTGATGAAAAACCAGATATTAATAAGCCAATTGATATAGAAACTTCAGATGAAAACCGTTATACATATAGTTATAATCATCGAGAGGATCTTGATACTCCTATTTTGGACATTTATTCGGGAACGACTTCTTCACTTTGCTCAAATGGAAAATATATTGCAGCATTTGTTAATCGTTCTGAACAGTGCATTGCAATCTATGTTACTAAAACAAAAGAATTATTTAAAGAAATCAACATCGCAGACCCATCTATATTTATTAATAATATTACATTTTCTCCAGACAATAAAATAATTATGGCAGTTTCTGGTGATTCTGAACAGAGCACCATTTATATGTGGAATATAAATACAGGTGAACAGCTACTGAATATTTCATATCCTATGCGCTATTATGATACTAATGAAATTATTTGGAACACAAATAGCACTAAATTTGCAGTATCATTTATAGCTAACGAAGATGAATTTGGCATTATAAATTATTATGAAACACATATTATATTTGGAGAAGTATATAACAACATCTGCACTATTACAGAAAACATGCTTCCAATTCCAGGTAATATAAATACAATGCTCTGGATTACTAATGAAAAGTTTGCATATAATTTTTCATCTTATATTTATATTACTGATAGTATTGGACAAGAATTCATTTCTTTTCCAATCGTATATAAAAAAATTTATGCATTGCATGCATCGCATGAAGGACATCTAATTGTTACTCATAACGGTTTTAGAGCACAAGATGGCATAGTTGAAGAATTCAATGACGATGAAGATATAATAGGAAATGTTTGGTCTGATATAGTTAATCTTTGATTGTTAGAATCCAATTAAGAATTATTTTATAAATTATTTTATATAAAATATTTATATTATAAATGAAATGTTTATTTAATTTTTGTATTCCTGAATAATTGTATCAATTGCAGAATCACTACTATGATTATTCTTAATTAAATACTCATAATATTCATCATCAAAATCTTTACAAATTCCAGCTTCTAGTAATTCATGAATTTTATCTTCACTAATACCTGCTTTTTTAAATTCAATACATTTATTAATATAAGACTCATCATAATCATCGAAATCGTCTAATGCATTTGTAATATAAATAAGATTATATTCACTGAAATTATTTTCAAGCAATATAAGCATTATATTTAATTCAGTTTCACTTCTGCCCCTTACGCTTATATCTTCTAATACGCTGTTGTCAGTTATTACCTTGGACAGTTTAATAAATATTTCAATTTCATCATCACTATACTTATCAACCACGTCATATGCAATATCTGAATTAATACCTCCATGTATTAATTGTTTAGTTTTTTCAATTTGTGTTTCATTAAAATCATTTATCATATACACTGCATGACTAATACTAAGCTTATGTTCTTGATGTAATTCAAATACTTTTTCAACATCCTCTTCATCTATATTTTCTGCGATATTTGATGCGTCGTCTAATTTAAGCCCACGGTCAATATATGTTTGCATCAATTCAATTTGTTGTTCATTTAGATACCTTATCATGCGATTACAATGAAAAATATTATTACCCAAATTAATATAATGAATAAATATATTATATTTTTCTAGTGTCAAATAGCTTGCAAGTGTTGCAAGTATATCACTATGTCCCTTTACAATTTGCAGATAATAATAATTACAGTACAGTGTTCTATCAGAAAAAGAATTATTATTTAAACTATGACTATCTGTAAAATGTTTGAAATATAGTTGCATTTGTGTATGATCGGTATTTGATAAATAATTACCAATCTTTTTAACAATATTTAATTTATTTTCAATACTATCATTATAATGCTCATTATCATAATATTTATTATAATAAGCACCCAAAATTATTTTACTAATTAAACTATTTTGATTATTAATCATCAATTGTTTAACTACAATATTAATATTAGCTTTATAAATATCAAAAACATATTGATCACTTTCTGCAAAATTAATAACATCATTAACATTAGTACACATATCAAACACTGCCAAAATTAGTTCCTGAGGTAAACATGTCATATAAGATGTATGAAAAGACATATTATTATTAATATTAGTAATAGGGCTAAAATAATTCAACTTTTATTATATCTATTTTAAATCTTTGATTTAAAATAGATATAATAAAAGTTAGATGAAAGAACTTTAGTTCTTGAGTTCAACTTTTATAATGGTTACTCTTCATGTTCAGCAATAATCATCCGAATTGCCTCGTCAGGGCTATGATTAAGACTAATCAAAGATTCGTAATATTCATAATCAAATTCTTTATAAATGTCTGCTTCTACTAAATTACAAATTTTTTCTTCACTAATGCCTTTATTTTTTAATTCAATACATTTCATTATACTAGATTCATCAATATTATTCAAATCAATTAATTCATTTGTAATATAAATAAGACTATCTGTTTCAAAATTATTTTCAGCTAATTTAATCATTATATTTAATTCAGTTTCATCACGATGATTTTCAGCTATAAGGCGTAATGTAAGATTATCATTATCATCACCCTCCTTAATTAATATCTTAGATAATTTAATAAAAAGCTCAATTTCAGCATCATTAAACTTTTCAACCAAATCAAATGCAATCTCTGAATAAAGATTCTCATCGTGTATTAATCGTTTAGTTTTTTCAATTTGTGTTTCATTAAAATCATTTAACATAGTTATTGCATGTCTAATACTAAGAGAATATTCTTCATATAATTCAAATAATTTTTCAACATTATCTTCATTTATATTTGTTGCAACATTTATTGCATTCTTTAATTGAAGTCCACGGTCAATATATTTTTTTACCAATTCAATTTGTAGTTCATTAAGATTCCTTGTGGAAAAACAATCATTAATATTATAACCCAAATTAACATAATGAATAAATGTATTATACTTATTTAATGTCAAATAGCTTGACATATGTGAAATATTATTATCATGACTCTTTATAATTTTCATATAACAAAAATTATAAAATAGTTTGTTGATATGAAACAAATCTTGATTAAAATGCACATCAGTTGTGACTAATTTTAAATGTTCAATAAATTGTTGAGGAGTGGTATTTGATAAATAATTACCAATCTTTTTTACAATATCTAATTTAGTATCAATGCTATAATCATTAGTATCCTCCTTATAATGAGCATTAAAATATGCACCCCTAATTACATCACTAATAATCTTTTTTTTATTATTAATAATCAATTGGCTAACTACTTTATTAATATTAGCTTTATAAATATCAAAAACATATTGATCACTTTCAGCAAGATTAATAACATCACTAACATTATAACACATATCAAACACTGCTAAAATTAGTTCCTGAGGTAAACATGTCATGTAAGATGTATGAAAAGACATACTATTATTAATATTAGTAATAGGGCTAATATATTTCAACTTTTATTATATCTATTTTAAATCTTTGATTTAAAATAGATATAATAAAAGTTAGGTGAAAGAACTTTAGTTCTTGAGCTCAATTTTTATTAAACATTCAAAGAAAGTATGTTTAATAAAAATTGATAGGGCGCATTGTTTTTCCTAAGGAAAAACAAAGCATTCCCTATTAACTTTCTAAAATATATAGCTTCGCTATATATTTTAGAAAAATTGATTTAATGAAGTAATATTATTAATTTATTAATAAATAATGGTAACTCATGGATATGTTGTTTTTAAATATAAAGGTATTTATTATACTTTTTATAATCATTCTGATTCTTATTTTGAAGGATTAGGAAATATGATTGTAACTGATATTTATAATACGATTAATAAAGAAAAGATGTTTTATTATAAAGAACTATTATTGCGTGTTCCGTTAAAAGGAAATGATGATGGTGAGATGCATGTGCATTCATTAGAATATATTTTAAAATATCCAGAATATTCTCAATATTTTACATCAAGAAATGAACCATCTAGTGAATATACTTATACTATTGATTTTGATACTAATAAATTTATTGCTAATAAATATAGTGAAAATATTTACAGTTTTAATCTATATGATATCCCACTTGATTGGTATGAAATTACTCAAAATAATTCAAGCTATGAAGATAGTGATCAAGATGAAGAAGAAATAGAATATGATTCAAATGAATCTATTTTAAATAAAATAGAACAACTTAATAATGAAATTGAAAAGTTGAAGTTAAAGTTAAAATAATTTTTTTATGAAGTTGCCCAATACTCAAGAGGATTATATATTTCAATATATTCTGTCGAATCATAACCTTTATTTCCAATATGAAATATCGTATTTTTAGGAACAAATTCCACTTGCAGATATGGAACAAATTCTTTAAATCTTGTTTGATTGGTTGGATGAAGTTCTTTTGTCAACTTAAATATATAGTCCATATAATCATTAATGTTATAGTTGTATTTTTTATTTGCGTGGTTTCCAGAAGATAGAACTGCTAGAACAATTTTACTATCAAATACTAGTTGTGTTTTTAAATTATAATTATACATTTGTTTTATTTTACAACAATCTTTTGTACAGATCATAGTTGACCATCCATAAGGAGTATATAAAACTGCTACTGACTCATCAGATTTAACTAGTTTGGAGTATGATGTAGTAGCAACAGGAACCTCTTTACAATTAATAGTTTCACCAGTAGGCAATGTTATAATGATAGGATAGTTGGACATGAAAGACATACTATTTATATTCAAGTATATTAAACAACATTATTTTCAATTTTTATTAAACTATATAACTGTTAAAGAATGATGTTTTGTTTTGTTTTAAAAAAATAAGGGTATGCCACCCTTATGTAACCATATACTTTGAAGAATGAAAAAGTTCAATGCTTTCTCCACCATTATATTCAGTCCTAAACATACGAAACATCGTATGTTTAGGAATGAAATGAACTTGCAGTCCTGAAAATGCGGTGAAGAAAGGAACATTATTCAAGTATGGTTCTTGTGTCCATGGAAATTGAGAAATGTATTTCATACACTTCTCATAAACAGACTGCGTGTTTGTGTAGAATTCATGTGACAGAACTGCTTGAACAATCCTACTGTCAAACACAAGCTGATTTGCAGCAGAAGAGGGATAATCAGTGGACCACCCCGCTCCATCATTAGGACAGAACAGCACTGCAACGCTGTTGTCTGATTTCACAAGTTTAGAATATGAGGTATTCGGCACAGGAACCTCTTTACAATTAATAGTTTCGCCAGTAGGCAATGTTAAAATGATAGGATAGTTGAACATGAAAGACATACTATTTTTTCTTTGAACATATTAAATAGATTTATTTTCAATTTTTATTAAACACACTTTCTTTGAAAGTGTGTTTAATAACAATTAGGTGAAGGAGTGTAAACGACTAAGCTCAATTTTTATTAGGTGAAGGAGTATAATTAACTTACTCAACTAAAGTGAATTTATGTATTTGATTGAAGTATACTCGGGTTCCCTTGTCTGTTTGAAAATAACATGGAAAAGTGCCATTAGGTGTAATCTGACCAATCTGAATTAATTTTCCAAATGTAGATTCTTTTGAAAAATTAGCACAACCAATCGCTTTAATTTCATAATTTTCACAAATACGTAATGTTGATTTAAATGCATGTGCTTTTTTTATTTCATTAATAAAATATAAAATACTTTCTTTATTATATATTTTTTTATTCAGGTGATAAAAATAATGGAAATTATCAACAGTCAAATCTTCAATATTCCCATCAGAATGAATAAGTTCATCGAACAGGATTTTTGGAACTTGATGTGGATTCAAATTATGCCTACAGTAAGGACAAGTATTAGTATTAGTTTGTGTCCATAAATTCATACATTGATTATGAAAAGTATGATTACATGGAAGTATAATAGTATTATTAATTAATGGTTCATAGCAAATAGAGCATTCATTAGGATTCATAATAATAATAAATTATTACTAATAAATGAAATATTATCAATTTTTATAAAACATATAATCTTTAAGGATTATATGTTTTATAAAAAACCAAAGGTTATTAATAGGGGAAGATATGAAATACAAAGTATTTCATATCGCCCTATCAATTTTTATTTGTAAAACAATGTTTTTAAAAGAATGTATTATTATAACTCAAAAATATAACTCAAAAAAGTCATCAATATCACCACCATTTTCACAATGATAATCGAGCCACTTCTTCACCCGAGATGGATGCAGTGCTTTTTCCATGAGTTCTATGTAAAAGTGATTGACACGCACCTTACTCATTTTCTGGTAGTCCAACTGATAAATTGATTCTTTGTAAGTGATAAGATTGATAATATTTGTTATATTATCGTTAGGAATTATTCCTGCAACCAACATCTTTTCAATCAATTGAATACCATTTGCATTTTTATATGCCAAGTTGCAAACATCCTCAATATTTAATTCCATCATTCGTGTTTCCAGATAAGAGATGGCATTTGGGTTACTCAGAAGAGAATTAAACTCAATCAGTTCTGGATGTTGCATCAAAATATCCATTGCATTTGGGTTCCGTGAAAGATTAGATAAATGCACTTTGTCCAGATGCTGTGAAATGATATGGATTGCATTGTGGTTTCCCGATAGAACCTCAAAGTTAATTTTACTTGGGTCTTCAATTAACATTTGTTCTATCATCTCAATTGCTTTTGGATTGTGATTGTCGCAAAAAGCACTCCATACAATCTTATCCTGGTTAGCATACAACATATCGAATGCACCTGCGTTCGTTGATAGATGTTTCCAATTTATTTTATCCTGGTTGTTCTCAAGAATACGGATTGCTTCAGGACATGAATTATAGGATAGCATGTCCCAAGAGATTTTATCATGATGGTTCTCAAGGAAGGACAATATTGCTGGGTTGCGACTATTTGCCATAAGATTCCATGTTATGGGTGAAAACAAATGGATTGTCTTTTCCAACAGAGGGAATATCTTAGGATTTTCATTATATGCTAACCCATTTACATGAACAAAGCGGGGGTTCTTTATCATAATCTCAACTGCCTTGTTGCTTGAATTGCAGGACAACTTATATTTATTAATATTCATTTTTTTATTAATAATATGGTCTGCGTATGGGTTGAAATAAATAGAGTTAGTAAAGTTATCATTAAAAATTTGGTTAACAATAGGATATTTGTAGATAAGGGTTTCATTCATCATAATAAATGTTTCTATTAAATGGTTTATAATTATTAATATTTTCAATTTTTATTATTGTGAAGTTAAAACTTCACAATAATAAAAATTAGGTGAAGGAGTGTAAACGACTAAGCTCAATTTTTATTAGGTGAAGGAGTATAAACGACTAAGCTCAATAATAATAATTAGGTAAAGATACTAAAACAATTTATAAAATAATGTTTTTAAAAGAATGTATTATTATAACTCAAAAATATAATTCAAAAAAGTCATCAATATCACCGCCATTTTCACAATGGTAATCGAGCCACTTCCTCACCCGAGATGGATGCAGTGCTTTTTCCATGAGTTCTATATAAAGGAGCTTGGAACGCACATTGCTCATTGCCTTGTAGTCCAACTCATACACTGCCGCTGCTGCTTCATCTGTTTCAAGAAGACACTCTTTAATGCATCTGATATCCTCTTCTGTGAGCATATTAGCAGCTAGCATTTTCTCAATCAACGGAACACAGTTCGGGTTGTAAGTCAGATGTCGCATGCTAAAATCTTGAAACTCTGGGTCAAAATTTAAACGCCCTGCCATCAGTGTTTCAAGATAAGGCATTGCAGATGGATTGTGTATAATAGCATTATTATCAATCAGTTCAGGATGTTGCATCAAAATATCCATTGCATTTGGGTTCAGCGAAAGTCTATATGATGATACTTTGTCCAGATGCTGTGAAATGATATGGATTGCGTTGGGATTATATGATAGAGACTCAAAGTCAATTTTACTCGGATCTTCAATTAACATTTGTTCTATCATCTCAATTGCTTTTGGATTAGAGTTGCAGCAAAAAGTAGACCAACTAATCTTGTCCGTGTTCTTCTTCAAAATGTCAATCGCAAAAGAGTTCTTTGAGAGATTATACCAGTCAATCTTGTCCTGATTCTTTTCCAGAATGCGAACTGCATCTTCGCACTCATTCTGGGACAAATATAACCAAATAATTTCATCAGGATATTTATGTTTCTCAATGAATTCTAAAATTGCTGGGTTGTGACTTTGAGACATCAACTTCCAGTAATATGTTGGATTTTGCGAACGCCATAGAACCTTTTCAAGCAGAGGTCCAATCTTAGTATTGGTATTGAAAACCAATCCTTGCAAGGAGATGGGTTTAGATTTCATCATCATCTCAACTGCCTTGTTGCTTGGATGACGAGAGAACCTATATGCGTCAACTGTATGATGACGACTAAACTCAATAAGATTTGCGTGTGGGTTCAAATAAATAGGATTAATACGACTATTAGTCTCAATTAGTTCTTTAATAAGGGGATATTTGTAGATAAGGGTTTCATTCATCATATAAGTGTTTATTTTATATGGTAGATAAGTAATAATATTTTCAATTTTTATAATAACTGTTAATTGATGTATATAGATAAAATATATACATTTTATTTATATCCCAATCAATTTTTAATAAAATTAGGTGAAGAAACTGAGCTCAATTTTTATTATATATTAGACAATCTAATATATAATAACTGTTAATAGGGAAAGATAGAGTTTTAATAAAAACTCTATCACCCTATCAATTTTTATAAAATAATTCAAAAACATAATTTGATAACTATCATTCAATATCAATAGTTATATTAAATCGGTAATCTTCTGGATTTTCTATTTTATTCATTATATTATACAAATATATATTAAACTTCCATTTACGAATATAGTCAGTTAAATTTAAAAACGTTCCTAAAAAATTAGAAGGACCTATTTCCAAAATATATTTGTATAAATCTATATTATTTTCTTTAAACATTTGTTTATAATTTTCTTTGGGAGTTGTTTCTAAATATTTAATAAGATCACTACATTCAAACTTTCTAAACTCGTAGATACGTTTAATTTTTTTAATATTATCTTCATTAATTTCCAACATAGTCTTATCAATCCCAATCCATTCTGCCAAACTTTTTTTAATCAAATTTCCGGACATAAAAA